GCCTGTGTGGCACAGACACTCTTGTCTGTGCTTTCGCAAGATGCATGTGCGTTGACGAAAAGGTTGGCATTGCGGGTTTTGGTGGGTAATAGCGGGTCGGATGGGTGGATTATGGCAGGGTTTGGTGGGTCGCGCGGTTGCCGTGCGAGAGCAAGCGAAGTGGCAAGCGAAGTGGCAAGCGAAGCGCGTGTAGAGGGGACCTACGGGGTAGCAAGCGAACTGGAAGCCGGGTGTTCGCGGCGCCAGGCGATGTAGCGTTCGAGTCCGAGAATGACCTTCGTGGCGTCGCCGCGGGTCTGCGGCCAGGACTTCTTGCAGCACTTCTTGTTGAAGGCCATACGCTGCGCGTCGGTGGCCCATCCGAGGTCGTCGTAGAGCTTCGCGATGAGCTCGAGCTGTTCCTCCGTGCGGAGGGCGCCGGCATTCGGCGCGCGGCGGCGCGGGCGGTGCGCGGTGTTCTTGAATCCCAGGCGCTGCAGGCGGTTGATGACACGATTCAGGCCCGCGTTATCGAGGTCGTTCGACGAGGTCACGCCGGCCTCCGCTTTAAGCAGCGCGCGGTAGGTTTCATCGTCGATGCCGAGCACCGAGACGGCGGTGTGGAGCAGCTTCTTCTGGGCGTTTGAGATCACCATGGCGCGTAGTCCGGCGTTGGCTCGTAGTTGAAGAACTTCGTGATGTCGTTTCGGAAGACGAGCTTGAAATCGCCGATCGGGCCGTTGCGCTGCTTCGCGATGATGATCTCGGCGATGCCTTTTTCGTCGGTGTCTTTGTTGTAGACCTCGTCGCGGTAGATGAAGGCGACGACGTCGGCGTCCTGCTCGATCGATCCCGACTCGCGCAAATCCGAAAGCTGCGGGCGGTGATCGCCAGTGCGCTGCTCCGGCCGGCGTGAGAGCTGCGACAGCGCGATGAGAGGGACGTTGAGCTCCTTCGCCACCGCCTTCAAACCACGGGAGATTTGTGAGACCTCCTGATTGCGTGACTCGGCGCGGCCGCGCACCGACATCAGCTGTAGGTAGTCGACCATGATCAGATCGAGGCCAGCTTCATGCTGCAGCCGGCGCGCTTTGGCGCGCATCTCCATCACGTCGATGCCTGGCGTGTCGTCGATGAAGATCTTCGCCTTCGCCAGGCGTGCCGACGCCTCGGCCAGGTCGCGCCAGTTTCGTTCACTGAGCAAGCCGGCGCGGATGAGGTGATTCGAGACGGCCGACTCAGACGAGAGCATGCGCAGGCCGATTTGCTCCTTCGACATCTCCAACGAAAAGACGCCGACAGCGTACAACCGCTGCGACGGCGGCCGCGGCTCGCCGGCGCGGCCAGGGATAGCGATCGACTCGGCGATGTTCATAGCGAACGACGTCTTTCCCATTGCAGGTCTGGCGGCGATGATGACCAGGTCCTGCAGCTGGAATCCCGACGTGAATTCGTTGAAGCGGTCGTAGCCGGTAGGGATGCCTGTGATGAGCCGGCCGGAGCGCTGCAGCTGCTCGATGGCCGTCATGCTCGATCGAGTGAGCCGCTCGAGCGAAACGAAGCCTTTCTCGGTCGATCCCTCTGCGATGGCGTAGAGCGATCTCTCGGCGATGCTGAGGACGTCCGCCGGCTCGGCCGGCGCATCGAGCGCCGCGCGCATGACGGAGTTCCCCATCACGATCAGCCGGCGTAGCGTCGATTTCTCTTTGATGATGTGGGCGTACCGTTCGACGTTGGCGATGTCGGGAATGCCGTCGATGAGCGACGCCACGTAGGCGGTCCCGCCGACCTGCTCCAACTGCCCGTTCTTCGCGAGTTCCTCGCGCAGGGTGAGTAGGTCGATCTGGCGCGACTGTTCCGCAAGGCGGCTCATCGTCGAGAAGATGGTGCGGTGTGCGTCGCGGAAGAAGTCCTCGGTCGTGATCGTGCTGACGACGCGATAGAAGGAGTGGTTGTTGATGAGGATCGAGCCGAGGACGGCGCGCTCCGCGTCCGGAGACTGCGGCAGTGGCCGATCGAGGGCAACGTCGATCTGGGCGACGGACATTAGTTTCTCTCAGGAATCGCCTTCCGTTTAAATCCCTCGTCTTCCTCGATCGGGAAGAAGTCCGTGGCCGGCAGAGAGCCGGTAACCCTCAGAAAATCGACTTCAGCCTTAGCGGAGGCGACGATCACTTTTCCGACATTCGCGATCTCGCGAGCGCGCGCTAGGTCCATCGGGTGAGCTTCGTTTCGCAACGCTTCGAGCGTTTCGAAGAGGTGGTTTCTCAAATCCTCAATTTTGTTTTTCTTCGTCATGGCGAGTCCTCCTGTTGATCTGGCGATTCAGCGCACCGAGGAGCTGGATCGTGTTTCGAAGTTCCGGTGGCAGGTTGTGCACGCTGTTCCGCGCCATCAGCTCGCGGCGCGTAATGCATTCGATGTTTTCGAGACGAACGTCTGTCTTGTCGCCGTTCTTGAAGGCGAGCGCGTGGCCCGGTGGGATGGGACCGTTCGTCGCCTGCCATAGGAGGTAGTGCTCCAAGACCCAGTTCCGCGTCCACGGCACGTAGCGAACGTCGGTGACTTTTCGATAGAGGTACCCGTCGATAAGCCGCGTGCTGCCGATGGGCATGTCGTTCAAAGGAAACTGGCCTTTCTTGAACTGCGTCTGCCGCATGCGTCCGGGAGCGTAGCCAGGACGTCGGAGCCCCTTGTTCGCTGGAACATGTCCTTTCGGAAATCGATACGCAGCGCCTAGGTTGCTGCCGGGGCGCAGGCGACAGTGGGTGGCGAGGTACTCGTCTGTTTTTGCGAGGCCGAGCATGGCGGCGCGCCCGTGGACGGATGAGAGTGATCGACGGAGGGCTACAGCGAGCGCCTGGCTGGATTCGTGCGGGTAGCGTTGGCGCAGCAGCTCGTCGTCTTCCGGATTCCACAAGCGTTTTCCAGCGCGAAACCGGTCTTTCGGCTCCGAGACCGTCGATCGCCGCGGCGCCGGCGCGGATCCAAAAAAAAGGCGTTCGAGTTCAGCGACCTGCCTCTTCAGATCGACGAGCTCCGCGAGAAAACTGATCACGATCGCGAATCTCCGCTGCTATCTCCGTGGAGTCGAGCGAGGACCTCGGCAGCCTCTTCGACGCGTTTGAAGGCTTCGTTACTGCCGCCGGTGTCGGGATGCGCTTTGATCCGTGCTGCGCGCTGTGCCGTTTTGAATGCTTCGCGATCGCCGCGGATCCACTCCGGCGTGACAAAAGGCGCGAACTCATTGAGGATCGCAGCCGCTTCGTCGATTGTTAGCCCTCTCGCCGCGTCGGGGGCCGGCGGCAGTGCGGTCCATCCGCGGTATTGCTCGCCCATGGTGGAGACGCCGTAGCGATCGACGCCGCGCAGGTGCTCCAGTGTGACGCTGATCGCGCGCAGGTTGTCCTTCCACTCCATGAACGCGTCGCACGGCATCTTGACGGGGCCGTACTTGCCCTCGAACGCGACGATGACGCCAGGGTGGGCAGGCTTGGCTGTCGCATACGGCAGCCCGTCGCGTCGAATCTCGGACCCTTTCAGCGCCAGTTGTACGACGACGAGTTTCGCGCCGTGACGCTCTGCCTCGAGGGCGAGATCGCGAACGACGCGCTCGAACGGAAGATCCGCGCGCTGCTTCCAGCTTCCGCCGCTGTCGTTTCTGACAGTCTTGACCGTGTGAAATGGAGCGTGGCGCTTGCGCTCGCGCGTGAATTCGCGCGGCCACTTGTCGATCGGCCGAAAGATGTACTCGATCATGATGCCCTTTCCATCGCGGCCAGCGCCGCAGTCTGCAGGTCGTCTTTGGAGCGGTAGCGAAACTGCTCCGCCAGCGGAAGATCGGTGCAGCGATCACACACGTGGTCGTTGCGAAGGAACGTTTCGAGGTCGACTTCGTCGAGGCATCGGACGCACTTCGACGGTCTCGGCTCGGAGGTTTTGCGGTTGCGTTTCACGGCTTTGTTTCCTCCTCTTTGAGCGCAAGCTCGAGCTGGCCGACGATCGGCGCGACGAGCTGCTCGTTGTCGAATGCGCGGGCGTGCGCGAGCGTCGACGCGCCGCGGCGGATGAATTGATTGCGGACCGCGCGGAGCTCGGCCTCGGTGGCGATCCAGAAGTAGCCGTAGGGCTTTGAAGTCGCCGTGCCGATCGGCAGATGACGCTCTTCGACGAGAGCCTTCACGATTGCCTGGATGTCACGAGGAGCGATCTCGGTCTCCTCGGCGATCGCGTGCATCGACACCGCGGCCGCGCGGCCTTTGCAGCGGCGGATTCGCGTGAGGACGGCGATCGCCTTGCGCCGCGCCTCGCTGTCGCGAATGTCGAGCTGCTCGGCGGTGATCAATGGCCGCCTCCTGGCAGGCGCAGGCCGACGAGCGAGGTCTGGTAGCCAAACACCCAAGTCCGGCCGGTTGCGGTGCAGCGGACAACACGTTCTCCGCGGTGAAAGACGATCAGCCCCTTTTTCGTCAACTCGATCAGGTCCGTGGACGCAGCCAAGTCCTCGGCAAGATCGCCGGTTCTGAGGTGATCGATGGTTACGGCGATGTGAACCGCGATCTTCGAGAGCAGGAGCAGTTGGCGCGGCGTGGGAGCGGAATCAGACATGGCACTCCTCGATGTACTGACGCCCCTCCGGCGTGGCGGTGATGGAGTAAGGCTCCACGAACGTCGCGAAGTTTGCCAGCGAGAGGTTGCGCAGGATCGCGTGCATGGCGTCGTGCGCGGGATCGCCGGCGAGTTGTCGGTCGAGCTCCGGGATGCCGATCTCTCTGACCTCCACAATCTTCGAAAGGATGCGGCGCTCAGAGGTGAAGAGATCGAACCGGGCCGGCTTCATCGCCGAGCAGGGGCAATCCACGCACGAACCCGTGAACGGCTTGAAGGCTCGCGGCCGGTGCCGTTCTCGTAAGCATTTGCATTCGCAATAGGTCTTCATGGGGCTTTCCGTTTTGGCTGCTCATCAGGGTCGGAGCGCCACCTCCGATCGATCCGGGCCGCGACCCGCTTTCTGACTGACTGGTTCGCGAGACTTGAAGCGCCACCAACACTCGACTTCCACATCTAGCGGTGGTGTTCTGTCTGCGGCACGCGGCCGGATTTCGCTTGTCGTTTCGTCGTTAGGCTTCACCTCCGAGATTGGATTTGCTCATCGACGTAGCGGGGGTTAGGTTTGCGGGTCGCCGGCGGGGCCACCGGCGTTCTCGCTCGGAGCGGTCTCGCCGGCCGGCTGGTCAGCCGGTACGGTGGGGTGGAACTGCGACAGACCGGAGGTCACGCCGCGGATCTCGGCGGCGAGGTCCGTCAGTTCCTGGTCCTGATGTGTGTCGCCTTTCTCTTCGAGCTTCTTCGTAAGCTCGTCGAGCCGCGCATCGATGCGCGCATGCTCGTCGGCGACTCCCTGCTTCAGATCGTTGACTGCGTTTCTGACTTCCGTGATTCCGTCCATAATTTTCGTTAGCTCCTTCTGAAGGCGGTTCGTGATGGCGTTTGCGAGTGGTTGGATGACGTGCTCGTCGATGAGCTTTTTGATGCGCGTTTTCATAGGGAGCTACCTCTTCGACCGGCGGGCGGCGCGATCGTCGCGATGGCGTTCGACGTAGAGGCGCACCTGGTCGATCTTCGGCTTGACGCTGAACGTGACCTTGGTCGGTCCGTAGGTGAAGCCGAATTTCTCGTGCAGCTTCGGGGGGATACGCGCGAGATCCCGCTTCGACACAGACTCGGTGGACTTCACGATCGTTTTCCAGACCTCGGAGCGTTTGAGGCGCTTGATCAGCTCCACCTCATCGACGTCGTAGGTGACGGCCATCCCGCCACCGGAGCTCACGATCGCGATGTAGTTGAGGTCTTCGACCGCCCCGTGTTTGGCAGCGAAGGCGTCGAGGGCCGCCTGCAGCTGGTTCTCGGTCGTCGCCAGCTTCTCGAGGCGCTCGGCATACGCCTGATCGATCGCTGTTTTCTGCTGGCTGACTTCGTTCTGCAGTGCCTCTCGCTCGAGGCGCGCCCGGCCGAGATCCAGTCCGAGGCGATCGGCCTCGTCACAATTTGCGATTTCGATTGCCGGTGCGGCCGGCGCCGTCTCGCTTGCTGCCTTCTTCTTCGCGACCATAAGCCCTCCCTTTCACGGCGATCCAGAACCTCTGCGCTTGACTAAAGCGGGTGACTGGATCAGCGTGCGGCGACGGTCGCCGCGGGGGCTTTGTTGGGCTTGTGCGGCATGACCGGGATACCCCCCGGACGCAGACTGAAGCCCATCAGAGTGGCGAACTTGTCTCGGTAGGCGTCGAGCCGATGCTGTGCGGCGACCGCAAACGGTTCATCGCGTATTGCGTAGTCCGTCTCAGCAATGAAGTCATCGAGGGCAGGGCATTCTTTCGCGGTACAAGCGGGGATTACACCGCTCGAGCGAAGAAACGAGTCGATCGCGGCGGATTGCTCCTCGGCCGCGCTTGACGGGCTGTGATAACTCGCGCCCGCGTTCCCTATGCAATTGCCAGACATCACGCAAATCGCCGGCCCGACGCCTCCGGGAGGGTTGTACGCGGTGCAGTTCTGCCAACCGCTGTAGTAACGACCGTATAACGGACCGTCCCAGTCGATCACGGTTGAGGTACAGAGCACGTAATTACTAGCGATCGTCGCGCAGGTTTTGCAGGCAGAGTCGCCACCGCCGCCGCCGATGTCGTAATCTTTGTTGTAGGGACCGTCGTCCATCTGCGCGAATGCGCTAACGCTGAACAGCAGCGCGAGAAGAACTGCTAGGAAAATCGTTGTTTTTTTCATAAAAACTCACTCCCTCCCTTGGTTGAAAAGTTGAAGTTGCTTTAGTCAAGCGCAGAGGTCCTCATTCGCCTCCGCTGTGCTGCGCGGCCGCTCCCGGCCCACGCTCCCCACGCCACCCCTCACACCGCGCAACACAGCGCAGACGAACCACCTCCGCGCTACGCCGCCGGGCAACCTCGCCGGCGGCGCAGCGCGGGCCGCGGGCTTTAGGTGTCCTCCTCGGCCTGGTCGATCACTCCGAGGATTTCCTCGAGAAGAGGCCGACCGCTCCGCAGATAGGTGATGAGCTCTTCGGTGCGCTCCGCGCGAGCGAGGACCTCAACCGCTTCGGCAAACGCCACTTGGGATGCTTCGTCCAGGTTCGCCAGGCGGTCGATCACCGCGAGTGCTTCCTCCCGGAAGTCAGGCGCGATCTTGTCGATCGCCATCATCACAACCGCAAGCGAGCGCAGCTCGTGAATCGAAAAATCACTGGTCGACGTCGTCATGGTCGCCTCCCTGGCGCAGCAGAAGCAGCGCGCGCGTGTTCGGATCGTTGGTGGGCGCGGGGAGAACGCTGAAGAGCGCCATCGATCCGCGTTGATCGAGCGAGAGGTGGTCTGCCTCGACCGCGGCGGTCTCGATCGCCAGGTACGTCCGCAACGTCACGGTCGACTGCGGGCAGATCCCGATGATGGCCGTCGTGTGCGGCACCGTACCCGCCAGGACGCGGTAGGCGACGATGACCCTCTTGCCGAGAGCCGGGAACGAAGTCTGCCGGACCGTCTCCTGCTGGAGCGGCGTGAGCGTGGCGATGAACGCCTGGGCCTCGCCAGGCGAGGAGAACGACTCGATCGAATACGAGCCGATCTCAGGGCAGCCGGTCAGGCACCATTCGAACGGAACGCTGCAGGCCTGCTTCCTTACAGCGGCCGGCGCGATCGCCGCGAAGGCGACGCTGCAGCCGAAACATAGGACGATTGCGAAAACGATGATGCTGAAAGTTTCGAGACGGCGATTCATGAGAAAGCTCCTCCTTCCGGCGCGTTTGCCGCGCCGGCGAACAGCGGTTGAGTGGTTGTGGGGGCCGGCTGAATTACCTCGAGCACGCGCTCGAGGCTTCGCCGGGTGTAGGGCTCGCCGTCGCCGGCGCGCCGGAAAGTGGTCTCCAGAAACTCGGCGCGGATGACCGCACCCTTCGCGAATTTGTTGGACGGATCGTCGAGGAAGGCACGGTCGTGAACGGGCACCTTGAACAGGTGATCGTTAGAGCTGAGCGTCCAGTGCGCCCTGCCCTCGAAGGAGATGACGATCACGCGCGCCGACATCTCGACGGTGTGCTCTTTGACGATGACCTCGTCCTCGGCCGGCGTCGCGCTCTCGGGCTCGTCGCCGGCGACGACCGGCGCCGGTCGCGCCAGGCGCAACTGCGGCCGCTGGCGCTGCATCTCGCGAATGAGCTCATTCGCTGATTCGACCTGCTCATTCAGCGTGTCGATCGACGCCTGCAGCTGCTGGCGCTCGACTTCGAAGCCGCGCCATTTGCGGATGTCGGCCTCGTACTCCTGGAGGATGTTCTGATAGCGAGCGTCGAGGTCGGCGTATTTGACAGCGAGCGCGGCGCCTTCCTCGATCGCGGACGCGTTCCTCCGCGCCATCTCGTCGCGCGCAGCCGTCATCTGCCGCAGATCCTCGGCCAGCGTGTTCCGCTCAGCTTCGACGGTTGCCGGCACATAGCCGACCAGTGCCAGTGCGCGTTTGAACATCACGCGCGTGCCTTTCGCCGGCTGATGCGGTCGAGGACCGCATCAGCAACGTTGATGTCGATGACGAACTCCTCTCCCGGCGATCCGAAACGGCCACGGAACGTGGTCATGTCCGGGTAGAGGCTGTTGGGAAGTTTGGTGATCGCCTCGACGCTAAGCCGCGAGCCGTCGTGGAACTGAAGCTCCATGTCGGCGGGCAGATGCTCGGTGTCGTCGAACGGGATGACGATCGCCACGATCAGCTTGGTGATGGCGGATGTCGCGGCCGCCTTCGGTGCGGCCCTCATGACGCACGCTCCCTCTCGTCACACGCCGAGCAGAGGGTATGCGCCTCATCCACCCAGTGGCACGGCGGATTGCAGGCGCGAGCGTCAGTACATGCGCATTCGCGGCAGATGCCGCTGATGTCGGGAGGAAGCTGGTGCTCCAGCACGCCTACGCGTGCCTCGCATTGGTTCTTGGTTTCGACGAGACCCCGCCCGATGGCGCAGTACGCTTTTATGCTGCAGTCGGCCGTGTGAGTGGTGCAGGTTGCGCATTCGCCGAGGTGCTGCTCTAAGTCAACCGTTGCCGTGTGCAGCGCATCACGATCGAGGGCGAGCAGCTGCTTGACGAGCTCGTGGCGGGGGTTCGGTTTCACTTTGCACCCCCGTTCAGTACCAGCGCGCCGGAATTGATCGCATCGGCCAGGAACTGTGTGCAGATCACGGCGTCGCCTGCGCTCATGACGACGTCGTCAGGCGGCGCGACGCAGATGCCGGCGTGGGTCCGCACGTCGATCCCGTTCACCAGCAGCGACTCGAAGTTGTCGTTAAGCCGTTCGAGCTGTAGCGTGATGAGATCGGACTGCTTCGCGATCTCGACATTGACCTGCTGATTGGTGCCGCTCGCGATCCCCTCGGCGATCGCGCCGGCGAGGTCCTCGACGTTGGCGAAGAGAAGAGAGATGCCAGGGCGGCGGATCACGCTGCACCTCCGCCCTTGACGTAGGTCATCGCTTTGATGACCTGGTCGCGCGTCGGGCAGGCCGTATCAAAGAGGATCTTCGAGACCTCCAGGATGGCCCGCACCGTTCGGAACGTTCCCTCGCGTTTCGCGGCGTTGTGCAGCAGATCGATTGAAGCGTCGACGGCTTCCTTGTCGACGATCTGCGAAGCGATCAGCCGCACGTCGGCCAGCTTCGTTTTCTCGGGGCCCATGTGGACCCTGGCGATGACTCGCGAGGTGTATTGAGCGTGAGCGGCCGAGGCGCTCTCCGCGCGCTCGTAGACCTGCTCGTTGCCACTGAGGATGAGCGCGCACCCCGCCTGGTCCGCAATGCGGCGCAGGTTGTCGATGCGCGGCAGATCGATCGTCTGCGCCTCGTCGAAGAAGATAGTCGGCCGATTGCGGCGGACGAGCATTCGCACGATTTCGCGGACCGGCGGGGCGGTTCGTTTCCCGGGGCCCGATACCGCGCCCAGACGGAACGCCAGCTCCATCATCAGCATGAAGGGCGCGTTGAGCTCCATCGTGCCGGGGACGTAGATGGAGTTCCGATCGCTTCGGAGATGACCGATCGTCGTCGTCTTGCCGAATCCGGCGGCGAGCGAGAGGATCGCGATCATCCCGGTCTTCTCGGCGATCAGCACCGCGCGCTCGACCTCGCGCGCAACCGAGGTCTTGACGAACGGCAGCTGGCCGCCGATGGCCAGGCGCTGCTCTTCGTCGTCGAGGTAGAGCGCGATTTTCCGCGTCAGTTCGCTGTTGTCACCCGCGTACTTGCCGCGTAGGAACAGGCCGACCGTTGATCCGGCCACCGTTTCACCCGTGCGCTTGGAGATGTTGGCGCCGAGCTCGATTTCCGAGTATCCTCGGGCGTCTTTGTGGTCCTGGAGCCGGCGTCTCGTCAGCTCGATGACCGCGGAATCGAGTGAAGGCTCTCCGGTGCGCGCCGGGGAGCTTTTTTTTGGTTCTCGAAACTCTGCGACTGTCATTTTGTGGTTGCTCCTTTCGAGGGCGATGAGCCTCAGCTCCCGCCCGGAAAAACGATTGCGTGGTGGTCGAGGCACATGCCGTCCAGATCGCCCGTGTTCGGGCACTCGACGTCGTAGGCACACATGCCGGCTTCGTCGCGCTGCGCCTTGAGCTTGCGCAGCGCCGCGGCGCTCAGCTCCTCAGCGACGTAGCGCCGGTCCTCTTCGGTCTCTTCGCTGCCGAACCCCGCGTGTAGAAGGTGAGTTGACTCACGCGCGTGGCGTTCTCGGAGGATGTCGGAAGAAATCAGTTCTGATCGGTCCAGTTGTTCGGCAAGCGCGAGGTCGACAGCGGAGAGACCGAAGGGATTGCGGATGCGCGTTTCGGCCTCCATGACCTGACGCGCGAGGGTTGAAAGATGTCGATCGACGACCGTGACGGAGCCGCCCGCGGCGTCGGCGGCAATCGGCGCCGGCGTGGCCAGCTCCTCGCTCTTGGCGATGAGGCGCGCATACTCGTCAGCTTCGACACCCGCAAGGCGTTTCTGCATCCGCGGATGCATCGCCGTCAGCTCGCTCTTGACCGCGTTCCAGAAGCCGTTCCGGTCAGCGATCGCCTCGCCGATCTTCGGCGAGCGGCCTTTCGGCGCCGAGGCCGTGGCGCTCACGTCGCTCGCAACGCCGATGAAGCGGCCCGACCCGTCGCACACGACGACGATCTCCGGCTTTTCCTCGTGCCAGCGGACGACGACCTTCTGCAGCAGATATTGCGCGTGGAGTTTCGGCTCGAGCCGGTAGGTGCGCTTGTGAAAGACGATGCCGTTGCGGCCGACCTGCGCGCCGACCTTCTCGTGCCAGAACGCATAGGCCAGCGCAGCCGGATCCGGATCCTGCCGCGGGTAACGGATCGACTCGTCGGCAAAGACCTCATTCGGCGAGCGGCCGTCCATGCCATCGCCGCGATGGGGACGTGCGTGGTACTTATCGACGGTCTTTTCGAGAGCGTTGCGCAGCTCGCTGAGCGTCGGGCACTCGGCCGGATGCTTGCGCAAGTACTCAGCGCGCTCGCTGCGTTCTCCTAGCTTGCCGCGGTACGCCTCGAACTCCGGATAGAGCTGGATGCCGAGCGTGTTGAACCAGCGCTCGACGATCTTCCCCTGCGGTTCGCCGGGGATCGAGAAGATCGCTTCGACTCCGAACGGGCCGACAACGCGGTTGACCGACTCCGGATCGAAGCCGGCGCACTCCTCGAACTTCGCGCCGCGGCGGCCGACTTCGTAGTGCTTCCATCCCCACTTGCCGAGCCCGCGCACGTAGTCGGCGCCGTTGTCGATGTGGCTCCAGCGATTGAGGCCATAGCGCAGCCAGACCCGGTGCAGCGACTCCATGATGTGCCGGCTGTTCGGCGGATCGACGTACAGCTCGAGGTCGAGGACCTTGCGCGAACGGACGTCGTACCAGACCGTCAGCCAGGGGAAATGCGACACCTCGCACAACGGCGACTCGCAGTTGACCGGGACGTCGACCTGATGGTGATCGCTCTCGATCATCTCCATCACCTGGACCGTGTCGTAGTCGCCGATCACGAACGGCCGGATGTTCTTGTGCCGCGTCTCCGGATAGCGGTAGTACTGGACGATCGCCGGCGCCAGGTCCGTGAGGTGGTTGTAGATGGCGCGGTAATTCGGGAGCGTCCAGCCGTTGCCCGGCGCCTCTTCTTCGAGGATCCGGTAGCACTGCGCGATCGTCCGCCGCGGGTAGCGCAGATAGAGCGCCTCGGCGCGCAGCCGCACGTCCTCAGGGAAGCTGTAGCGGCCCTTGAGGTGCGATCCGTCGCGGCCGTCGACCAGACCGTCGCGGCCGTGCTGTTTGTAGGCGGTTGTCCAGCGCTTGAGCGAGCGCGTGGAGATGCTGAGCGGCTCGTCCCGATCGTCGACGACGACTCGGAACGTCTCGCGGTTCGCGTCGACGAAGCCCTGCTGCTCGGCTTCCGATCGGCGGCCGCCGGCGAGGAACGCACGCCAGGCGATGACCGCTTTCTCGCGCGCGATCGCGCTGGCGCGAACTCTGGCCGTCGCTGCCGTGAACTTCTTCTCGCGGCTGGCTTCCGTGGCGGCCGCGGTGGCCGCCGCCAATAGCTCCGGATGCGTTCCGATGTATGCCGCCTGCTTCGCCGGCGGGAGCGAGTTGAAGTCGATCAGGATCGCGTTGGCTTTGAATCCGCGCGTTTCGGTTCGCGCGATGCGCAGCGTCTTGCCGCGCTTGGCCTGCAGCTGCACCCACCGCGGCGTGATGCCGAGCAGCGAGGCCACCACATCCACCGGCAGCGGGTCGATCGAGATCGGCGGAGGGACGAACTCGCTCACGCTTGCTCGACCTCCGTTTCAGAGATGCGCAGGTGGATGAGCTCATTCGTTGTGGGGCAGAGCGTCCAATCGACGTAGAGGCGCGCGCCCAATTCGATCGGCCTGGTGCGGCGTAGGTAGTGGATCGATTCGTGATCGCCGCCACAGCGCACGCACGCGACGATGTCGACCGTCATCCGATGCACGTCGGTCGTCATGCCTGCCTCAGTTCAACGGCGAAGGAGACGCAGCGCGGGCAGAGGTCGCGATTCGGCCCGACCTTCTTTGCGCACCTTCGGCACATGAATGCGTCGCAGGTTTTCTTGCGCTTCTTCGTTGTGGGGCCGTCGCAAAGCAGGCCGTCGCCGCCCTGCGCCAGACGCGAACAGAATTGGCATCTGCGTGCGCGACCGCGGTTGCAGATGATGGCGACGATCGGCTCGGAGTCGTCCGCGATGCGCGTCCACTGCACTCCGCTTTCGAAGGTCGCCGTCTCGCCGATCGCCAGCTTCAGGACCGCGGCGCCGTTTGCGCGCAACGGAGATTCCGGCGGCAAGGCGTCGATCGAAATCTGGACCTGCTCCTCGGTGACTTGCCGGTAGTCCGAGCCATTGACGTAGCGGAAACTCTTCATGCCTGCCTCCGCGCCGACGATGATTCGAGATCGCACTCGGCGATCGGCTCGACCGCGTAGAACTCACGGTCGATGAAGCGCGCGCAGCGGCCGCAAATGTGCTGATGAGGAAGAACACCCTTGCCGGCGACGGGTATGCAGCAATACCTTGCTGGCGGCGCGCCCAAGAGGTTGCGTGCGTGCGTCGTGTCGTGTTCGCATTTAACGAAGCGGGTTCGAACAACTTGTGGCCCGGCTGCGCGGGGCACGAAGGAAACAATCTCGGCGCCGTCAGCCAGTTTTCGGAGGATCGATAACTGATCGTCGCTCGGCTTTTCCAATCCGGCGCGCCAGCGGACAATGAGATCGTCCGCGAGTTGAAAGCTGACGCAGAGCGCTGTGGCTACGGCGTCGCGCGACAACCCGGTTAGTAGCTGCCGAACCTCGCACGAGCAAATGCGCGGTCGTGCGTTTTCTCCGAAGATGTCGTCATATCCGAAGCGGCGCGGGGACTGCTGCCGGCGCGAATGTTTGTCGGCAGCGGCGTTGAAGATGAGCAGCTTCTGCTCGTCGTTCGGCACGACCACGCCGGCGCGGATGTCGAGCGCCAGGCGGCGAGGTATCCCGTACTCCGCCAGATCATGCGTCGTGATGTGGTAGCGGTTGAGAAATTCGCGAAGCAGGCAAGCACAGGACGGCGGCTTCACTGAAACTTCCACCACCGCGCCGCCGACGCCTCTTGGCCCTTCCTCACGAGTTGTCGGTGAACCGACACTGCCTACAAGGCGCCGGCGGAGCGCGATGGTGAGCTGGTTGAATAGGAGAGCGAGAAGGAAGCGGATCATGCCGCTATCCTCTCGGCTCTTACAACCTTGCCACCTCGATCAATGAAATCAGTTCGGAGGCGCCACGGCTGCGTTTGAAGCCACGTAGCGATCACGCCGAACGCCCGATCGCCGAGACGGATTCGCTCGTACTTTTGCGGATCAAGAAAGGCGTAGACGTAGGTCCGCGAGATCGATGGTGTTGCCTCGCGAAGAAGCGCGGCGAGGTTGCGAGTGCGAAGAAAGCTCCGAAGGCGATCCGGATAACTGATCGTGGACGTCGTTGATTTGGGTGAACTCACGATTGGCGAAGCGTATAACCTGTTTGTCAGGATGTCAAACAGATTTGTTGCTTTCGCCTAAAGAGTTGGATATCGTGCCCGAAGACAAATATGTTAGCTTCGATGACAAGCATAATGGTCAGGTCGCAAAAGGACGGCGAGCGTAGCGCCGCGATCGGTCGAACCGTGAAGATGCTTCGCGAGAGCCGAGGCTGGTCGCAAGATAGGCTGGCTGAGGAAGCTGACGTCACCCGGCAAACGGTGAGTAACGTCGAGCGCGGCGGACGACCTGACGTCGCCACATTGGGAAAGATCGCCGATGCGCTCAACGTCAAAATAGGTGTGCTCCTCGACGCAGATGTCGTGGTCGTAGAGATTCAGCGAGCTGTCGACAAGATGAGGGAGTGGCCTCCGGATCAGAGGGATCGATTCGTTGAGGCTCTGACATCCTATCGAGACCGGTTGGGATCAGATCGACCGAAGGTGACGAGGAGCAAACGGTGACTGACCAGCATCCACTAGACGCAGCGCTACTTCATTACGCCACCGGCGAGATTTCACCAGGCGATCGTCAGGAAATTTTCTTTCACCTTTTTGGGTGTCGCGATTGCCTTGACCGGACCGTCGCTCTGTTGAAAGGGACTCAGAAGATGCTACGCGTAGAGGAGACGTGGGATGCGTCGACGAACGTTGAGCAAGCGGTGACACGGATTCTAAAAGGCCCGCCGGCCACTTGGTGGGAGATGCTCTATTCGAGCGCGTCGTTACGCGTGCCGTCCACTGTCCGTGCGCTTTTAGCGGAGGCTGATCGAATCTTTTCCGATCGTCCGACTCGCAATCTCCAGATCTGCGCCGTTGCTGCCCGCCTGGCTGATCAACTCGTGATCGAAACGCCTGTCTCGGTGACCAGCCTTCGTTTCGATGCGTGGAAGGATCTCAGCACCGCACATCGCGTTCTCGGAGATATAGATGAGGCGATGAGAGCGATCGAGACTGCCGCCAGCCTCGCGCCGGGTTGCGACGAGCCGGAACACTGCCTGGCGCAGTGCGACTTCGCTAGAGCGATCATTTTGACAACGGCCGAGCGTTATTCAGAAGCCAGCATCGCCAACATCAGAGCACGCGCGGTTTTTGAGCAAACCGACTTTCGGCGGTTCGCTCAAACCTTCTGGCAAGAAGCAATCATCCTTGCGAAGTGTGGTCGCTTAGATGATGCAGCCCGCACTTTCGAATCCCTCATCGGCGAAGTCGTCGCGCGCGGAAACAGACGCGATCTTTCGGACCTATATGGCAACATCGCTGGCGTGTTTGCTGAACTCGGAAGGCCATGGATGGCGTGCGATTATTTGGCTCGATCGATCGAGATAGACAGAACGACGGGCAGTCGCGTGTCGGAGCTTCGAAACACATGGACGATGGGTGTCGTACTTCGTTCAACTGGTCGCATCGACGAGTCTATCGAGACATTAGAACGGGCTGTAGCAGGTTACCGCGAGCTGGAGATGGGGATCGAGATCGTTCGCGTTGAACTTGATATAGCCTTGGCCCGAATCGAACGAGGCGATGTCAATTTGAGCGCGCAGATGAACGCTCTCGCGGTGAAGACAGCGGGGCTGCACCTGCCCGTTTCAGCCGCTACCGTTGTACACGAACTTAAGGCGATTGCTGCAAGGAGATCGGTCGCCGCGGATCTCATCGAATATAGCGTCGCGTACCTGAACGACGCGACAAGCGCAGACTTCCAGATGCCGTTTCAGCCCCCACCGACCGCGCTTCCTTCGTAGCCGGGTAGGGAAACAGGCAGCGCGGAACTCTCCTGTGATAGAGGGCGCCCTCCACATCTGAACGAAGTCGTCAGACGACGACTCATGGAGGGTTATATGAAGAAGTTGCTCGTCACTGGTTTGGTCATCTGCTCCTTGCTCTTTCCCACCGTCGCGAGTGCCGCTCCGAAGTCGGGAGACGGTGGACCATCGGTCCTTTCGCAAGTCATTCACAAGATCAGGCACCTCGTCGGGTTGGATGACATCGACTACACGCCGCCAAAACCGTAAACTGCGGCGGATGACGCATAGCAAAACGGCCCGCCGGAAACGGCGGGCCACTCGACCCACAGCCACGACGTAGCGAACGGAGGACATCGCATGAGAAAGACTTCAGCCGCCGGGATGTGTTTGGTTTTGCTCGCCGCTTCGTGTGCCAGCGCGCCAGTACCGGACATCAAGGACGCGGACGCGAAGATGGTTGAGCAATGCACATTTGTCGGGCATGTGAACGGCAGCTCACTGCTCGGCGGCGCGGTTCAGCGGACCGCTCGGCGACACGCGAGAGAAGATGCGACAAGGGAGGCTGCGAAGCTCGGCGCGACGCACATCGTGTGGTCGGTCATTCATTCGAGCTACCGCGAAACCGCATACGCCGAGGGTGACGCCTATCGCTGTCCGCGCTGAAAAAACTCTCTTAACGCCACGGCCGAGCGAGCCACGATTGCAGGAACGTCACGAGCTGCTCGACGTTCTCTCTTGACAGGGTGACGTTACCGTCGCCATCCCACCCAGAGACCGTGATCGACACGCTTCCCTCATGTGTTTGCACTGTCACGTTACCGTCGGCCAAGGCCTCGATTTCAACGCTCGTTTGGTGGGTGGCCATGGAAAGATTCTACTGCACTGAAATAGTTGCACCTGCTTTGACCCGTTTACAATTGAATTGTGGCGGGATCTCCGGGGGGAAGTGGGTCGCCGTGGCTGGCAGCGCCGCTGCGCACGGCCGCTGACGTCGCGAAACGTCTCAACGTTTCCGTCGACATGGTCAATGGCTACTACGAGAGTCAGGAGCTGGTCGGTGTTGACCTGAGCACCGATGGCCCGTCGCGCTCTTCCTTCTGGTGTGCGAAGTGCCGCACACGTCTCAGCGTGCAGCGGAAGTTCGAAGCGCGCAAGCTCAGGTGTCCCATTGATGGCGATCCGATGAAGCCTCCGCGGTGGAAGCGCCGCGAGCTCCGTTTCCGTGACGAGGATGTCGACCGCTTCCTTGAGGAGCGATTCCGGCAGAGCGCGATCTCGTCGGCGAGAGGCGCGTTGCATCACTCGAATTGACCAGCTCGCGAAAAAAGTTTCCGCTAGAGCCGAAATAGTCGCTAGAACTGAAGGCGTCTTTGCCACCCCTCAAGTCAAGCCCTACCGTGTGCCCATGATTGTTTAACCGAGGCAGCAAGGTGGGCGCCGGGCGGCGCCCGCCGAACTCTGGGGCGGGAGGGTGTGATGGGGAACGAGTTCAAGCGAAGCGTGGGCCGAGGCACAGCGTTACTGATGGCGCTGTGCCTCTCTCTTTTTGGAGCCGTGGCGATGGCCGCGGACAGTCCGCCGGCGACGCCGGCGAGCGTGCACGTCGTGTCGATCTCCGGTAATCACTGGGTCGATGACGTGAAGATCGATGCCGGCGCCGGCGACGTCGAGATGCGCAACTCCGACTGCAACGTCGGCCAGTCGATCGAGAAGCTGAGCAAAGACGAGACCGAGCTGCTTCGCGACTTTTCGGTGCGGCTTTGCACGCCCACCGCGGCGATCGCGGGTCTTCATCTTGGCGTCGTTTCGCTGCCGGTGACGAGCGGCAACCCGCACGTCTGGACGATCGCGACCTACGACGACGGCCACGGCAACTTCAACAACGTGCGCATCGACGCGCTGCCGGATGCGCTCGCGGTGGGCGCCGGCAAGTACGTGTTCTACGGCATCGAGAGCGGAAGCGATGCGACGCATCCGCGCACCACGCAGCTGGCGCTCATGGCCGAAAACGGCGGCGACCTGGCCGCGCACATCGAACTGTTCGACGAGCATGGAAAGCCGATCGGCAAACCGATTCCCGGCGTGCCCGTTGGCGGATGGACGCTCTACACGGTCGCGACGGACGTCCGCGTCGGCCGAGCCGAGGTGACGACGCTGCCTCCGACCGCGGGGCCGGCGACGCCGGCGTCGCTGTTCGCGATCGCGCTCACGTTCGACAGCCGCGGCGGAGCTCCTGAAGTGACGCTGCCGAAGTTCGTGGCTGCAGCAGCTGCGCCCTAGGTCGTTGCCTCGCACACATCCGACGAATCGCAGCGGCGTTCGCCGGATGAATGGGAGGCAACACCATGAAACGACTTCTGCTCTTCGCGATGGTCATCGCAATGCTCGCCTTCGTCGCGGGTTGTTCGAATACCACCGGCAAGGCGCCGGCGATCTCGCCCGACGGCCGTGCCGCGATCGAAGCGGGCCGCTCGATCGCGCGCGTGGGAATCACGATCGCGCTGCAGCAGCGCGGCGTTCCGGCCAACGTCACCTCGCTCGCGCTCGCGGAGCTCGACAGCGCGGTCATCACGCCGGCACTCGACGGCGGAACGTTCGGTCTTGCCTCGGATCCGGCGACATGGAAGCCGGTGCGCGACGAGCTGGTCACGCGCGGATCGACAGCTCTGGTGAAGGCTGCAAGCTCGAACGGCGTGCCGCTCCTGGATGACGCAACGGCGAAGGTCCTGGTCGGTGAGTTCGTCGACACGATCGCATCGCAGGTGAAGGCGGCCGCAGCGAAGACGACAGCGGAAAAGCTCTGAAACCCTCGTTTGCGCCGCAGCTGCTGCCGCGCTGCCCGCTCCGCTCGCGTAGCGGCGTCAGGGCCGCGGGGCGGTGGACTGGATGGGATCGCACGGCGGAGCGCTGGACGGACCGGCGCGAGCGGCAGCGCGGCGCGAACGTTTTGAAACGGACCTCGGACCAATGAACCACGATAAGCATTTCCTCGCCAGCAAGATCAACGTCACCGCGATTCTGATCGCGGCCATCGACCTGGCCGCGCTCGGCGACACGTTGCCGCCGCAGCTTTCGCGCCTGGCGCCGTGGTTCACGCTCACGGGAGCGGTGGCCACGGTGATCTTCCGCACCTTCTACACGACGAAGGGCATCCGTGTTCGTCGTTCGCGGGAGCGCCGATGAATTACGACTGGTGGGAGGACCTCGGCCGCGCGCTCGAGGAGAACAACGTCATCAACAAGGAGAACCGTTCATGAAGCAGCCGATCGTCGCAGTCGTCATTCTCATTCTTCTTCTTCTTCCTGTATGCCTCGTCGCCGGCGAGAAGCCGCTCGCGCCGGGCGCTTCGCTTCCAACGTGTCACGGTCAGGATCTCGCTACGGCCGCGCAGCGCGCCAACAACGGCGCGTTTTCGCCGTGCCGGCTCGCCGAGCACCCGACGCTCGCGGACGCGAACCTCGTCTGGAACATGGACTACTACAAAGTGGCCGGCGTCGAGATGTGCTCGGAATGGTTCGGCGCACACAACACCAGCGATCCCGAATGGTCGAAGGCGACCGAACAGATGGCCGTCGTCTCGCGCCTCATCAAGCAATGGGAGACCACCGGCATCGAGCCCGCGACTTGGCGCAAGGAACAGCTCGTTTTCGATGCCATGGCTGAAAAGGCCAACCGAGGACCTGGACGCCTGCTGACGGCGACGAGTCACTGGACGTGCGCCTCGTCGGGTCACGCCTTTCCATATCACGACCAGGCGAGCGCGCTCAGTCGTTGACGCGCGCGCAGCATGAGCGCGGAGCGTGGAGTGGACCAATGACGCAAAAAGTGGAGACGAAAAAGGTGTCGTTCACGTTCATCGGCCGAGCCGTGACCGCCTATCAAAACTCCGACGCTGCCGTCCGCCACCTCACGCGCTGCGCTCTTGCGGCGCTCGCGTTTCCGTTGGGCGTGATCGTGGGACTGATCCGATGAACGCGGTTTTCCAAGAGATCTGGCCGATCGTCTCGACCGTGGTCAACCTTCTCATCGTCGTCCTCGGCTTCTGGCTGCGTTCGACGATCCGGATCGCGATTCTCGAGCTGAAGGAAGAGCTTCGCTCGACCTACGCATCGAAGGATGACCTGCGTCATGTTGAGGAGAAGGTCGACCTGTCGCGGCAGATCCACGCCGGCTTCGCGCACATTGCAAATCTGGTCCGCGACCACGGAACTGTGCCCGACGTGAACATCGCCACACGCAGGAGCGGCGGATGACCGGCAAACGCGGGCCGCGGCCAGGAGTAAAGCAAGAGGGTGCAAAGCGGGTTTCGGCGCGCGTAAAGAAGCCGCGCGGCAATCCGGCTGGCCCGCCCCTGCGCGGCCGTAAAGGTCACAACGCCATTGACGACTCGCCCGATCTTCGAAAAGTCGTGACCGACCTTTTCTTCTCGCACCCGGATTGGACGCTCGCGGAAAAGATCGAGTGGATCCACGAACAGCACCCCGAGTTTCAGCATCTGAGCTGGTCGGCGCTGCAACGCTGGTACGACAAGTTCGAGAAGCACATCGTCGAGCAGGACACGATGCTGAGCCTCGCGCGGGCTCTCAAGGCGAACATCGAAGAGGACGGCTTGATGCTGACGTCCGTCGCCGGCGAGCTCGCTCAGGCGAAGGTTTTCGAGTCTTTCATGAGCGGCGATAAGCTCTCGAAGGACGACCTGCTCAAGATCGACGTGCAGTCGCGTCTTAACTCCTCGGCCGCTTCGCGCGAGCGTGCGCGCCGGTCCGTGGAGAAGGACATCCGCCGCGGCGCGATGCGCGTCAAAGACGATCTTCGCAAGGCGCTCAAGGGTCATCCGGAGCTCGCCGAGAAGCTGGCGAAGATCGTCGACGGCCGCACCGACGAAATCGTTCAGGAGGCGACGCGCCGATGAGCGGAAACCGTCTCCTCGAGGAGATCATCGATCGCCCGAAATCGCGCGGCCGCGCCGCCGCCGCGTCGCGGAAGCCGAGGCGTTCGCTCGAGCGATTCCTCCAGGAAGAGATTCATACCGACTCAGGCATCTTCTCTTTCAAGGGTCACGAGCCGCTGCTCTTCGTCGTCCGCCTCATCGAACACCTCATCCTCAATCAAGTCTGCGATGCGCGTGTGGCGGTCGTGAAGGCCGAGCAGATCGGCTTCTCGACGCTGGCGATCGGCGTTGCGCTGTGGGCGGTCGCGGAGCTCGGCTACAACGTCGGCTACTTCTTTCCGGACGACAAGATGGCCAGCGAGTTCGGCGCTGCACGTTTCAATCCCACCATCGAGCGCTCGCTCTTCCTGGCCGGCCGGATGAAAGACGCCGGCGTCGATCGCGGCGTTCTTAAAGAACTCGGCGACGGAAAGTACCTCTACCTCAAGGGTCTGGCCACGCTCAAAGGCGCGATCGCCAATCCGCAGGACCTGCAGCTGCTCGACGAGTTCGACAAGATCGCGGCGAACGTCGCGCGTTGGACCAAGGGCCGCATGACGCATTCGAAGCTGCGTCTGGCGATCCGGTTCTCGGCTCCCTACGCCGACGGCGCCGGCATTCACAAGAGCTTCGATGACGGCTCGCAGCGGCGATTCCTCGTGAAGTGCGTGTCGTGCGGCCGCGCGGACATCTGCCTCGAGGAGTCGTTTCCGGACTGCATGAAGGTGTTCAACGGCACGTGGGTGCGGGTCTGCCCGGCGTGCCATAAGAAGCTGGACATCGTCGCCAACGGAGAGTGGGTGGCCACGCATCCTCAGCGCGAAAAAGACGGGCAGTACTCCTTCCGCATTTCGGCGCTCTCAATGAGCGCGATCGACGCGAACCTCATCATGAAGGATTACCTCGGCGCGGTCGAAAGCGGGGATCCGGATGAGATGGCGATCTTCGATCGTTCGAAGCGCGCTTTCCCGAATGCCGGCGCGATGCAGCCGATCGGCGATGTGGAGCTGCGCAAGATGGAGCGCGACTACGTGCTCAAGCTCGATCGGACGTCGCATCCGATCTTCTTCGGCGTCGATGCCGGCAATGCGTGCTGGTTCTGGGCCGAGGAGTTCCTGCCGGACGGAACGCGGCGCCTGGTGTGGGCCGAGAAGATGAACTCGGATTCGTGGGTCGAGCGGACGACACAGCTCATCAAGAAATTGCAGCCGCGGTTCGGCGTCATCGACAAGAAGCCGCTCCTCACGGATTCGCGCAAGCTCGCGTATCTATTTCCGAAGAACGTCGCGCTGCTCGACTTCGCGAACGGTCACGAGCTGACGATGATCGAAGAGCAGCTCGTCGAGGAAGACACGATCGGTGGCGCGCAGAATCCGCGCGGCCCGAAATACCTCTGCGTAAAAGTCGACCGCAACGTCGCGCTGGCGAAGTTCTGCGCCGAGTCGACGCATCCGGATCACGGCCTTCTTCTTCCGAATGAGCGCACGCGCACGATGCAGCTCGTCGGCGACCATCTCAAAAATCTGCGCAAGGTGCCAACCAAGAGCGCCGCCGGCAACGAGATCCACAACTTCATCGACGGAGTCGAGAACCACTTCGGAATGGCCGGGATGTCGGCCGTGATGGCGCGCCTGGTCGCGCCGTCGATCCAGCCGTTTGCATTTTTCAGTTGCGACGACGGCGTCGACGATCCGGCTGACTTTGAGGATGAACACCCACTGCGGAGGTTTGCCGTCTGATGCCGCAGAAATCACTCGTTGTCGACGCCTACGGCCGCGCCTTCGATTATGAAGCGACGCCGCAGGCTCCTGTCTCGCCGATCGGCCGCGACTACGATCCGTTTTCCAGCCGCCGGATTTATGACGAGATCAAGCCGGAGTTCATCGCGCGCGCGATCGCCGGCCAGCTGCCGCTCTCGCAGGTGCAGCTTCTCTGCAAGCGCGTGCTCGATAACGACTCGCATTTCGCCGGCGCGTGGCGCGACTACAGCGACGCCATCTCCGGCAACGATTGGGAGGTCGTGCCGCGCGACAAGGTCGGCCGGTCCGCGAAGAGGATGGCCGCGCGGGTCGCAGCGGACCTCCAGGAGCAGCTCAGCAATCTGCCTGTCGAGGAGTTGATCAGCACAATCCTGTGGGGCGACTTCGCACCGTTCGGTTGGGCCGAGAACGTCATCGACCTGGTCACGAAGGATTTCAAAGGATGGGAGTTCCCCGATCCCGTCCGCCAGTACTGGGATCCGAGGGAGTCAACGCTACGCGTACTGACCAAGGCGCAGCCGTCGTTCGGCGAGGAGCTTGCGCCGAACATGTGGGTCATCCATAGCGCGAAGATCCGGCCAGGATCGACGCCGCAGGGCGGAACGTGGAAGTCGGTCCTGTGGGATTACGCGTGGAAGCACATCTCGATCGCCAACTGGCTCGAGCTGTCGGAGATCTGGGGGCTGCCGCAGATCCTTGCCTTCATCGAGGATCCGAAGGACCGTGACGCGGTCGTCGCCGCGCTCAAGAAGTTGGGTCGCAGCGCGAAAGGCGCGTTCCCCGCGGGAACGGAGGTCCGGATCGAGAAGTTCGCCGCAACCGGAACGGTCGACATCTTCGAGAAGCTGGCCGCACGCAGCGACGACAATGTCTCGATCATCTTCACCGGCCACAATCTCATCACGCGAGCGAAAACCGGCACAGGGACGCTTGCCGGCGAGGGTGCTCAGCGCGTCGCCGAGAAGCTTGTCAAGCGTGGCTCGCGCGGCGTGATGGAAACGATCCGCCGCGACGTAGCGATGGTCCGTGCGACGCTGAAGTTCGGCTACGCCAACGCGCTCGAGTACTGCTCCACCTTCAAGCTCAAGTTCGAGCCGCCTGTCGACGTCATTGCGCGCGGCCGCTCGATGGTGATGGTCAACAGCCTTCTCGCCGCTACTGGCGACGCAATCGATCCTCAGCAGATTCAGGAGGAGTTCGGGATCGCGAAGATCGTCAAGCGCGTCGCTGCGCCGGGTGCAGACACTCCGCCGGCGGATAGCAAGAGCGACACGGATGCGCAAAACGCCGAGCAGCTCGACGCCGCGCGGAAGCGCTTCACCCGCGCTCTGTCTGCCGCAACGCCTGAATCACACCCCCTCGAAACGATCGACGACGTCGAGCGTGTTGGTTCGGCGCTCGCGCAGCGTCAGTTCGCGGCGGCCGGCGCAAGCATTCACGAAATCGTAAGCAGCGACATCGGCCTCGAGGAGATGGCCGCCGCGATCTGGGAGTCGTATCCGGACATCGGCCAGCCGCGCAAATTCGCTTCGCTCACACGCGACGCGATGGTCACAGCCGCCGTAATCGGTGCGGCCGACGCTCACCAGGAGGTGGCCGGTGCCTAGCCTCCAGAAGATGGACAGCTTCTTCAAGGAGGCGGTGGCGTATCACCGCTCGCGTGTTCCGATGACGGATGCCGCGGTCGCAAAGCTCTCATCCGACGCGCGGCTGCGCGCGTTCTACGTGAGTGGCCTGGCGCGCCAGGCGGAAGCCGTCGCCACGCACCGTTTGATCGACGAGGCGCTGCGCAACGGGACGACGCCGGCACAGTTTCGCGCCGACTACGCGAAGACCGCGGCCGCGAACGGCGGATCGATCCTGCCGGTCTCGCGGCAGAACCTCGTCATTCGCCAGGCGACGGGCCTCGCTTACTCCGGCGGCCGCATCGAGAAGATGCAGGCGGTTGCCGACATGCGCCCGGTCTGGATGTATCCGCTCGGCCCGCACGATGAAAAGACCACATCCATCTGTCTCAGGCTGGAAGGATTCATGGCCGAGGCGAGCTCGCCGGTGTGGGAGCACATCGCGCCGCCGAATCACTTCCAGGAGCGCCACCTGCAGCTCGTATCGATGACTCGCGAGCAAGCGGCCGCGCGCGCCGAAAAAACAGGTGGCCAGGTGTGGGAGGACGTCGAGGGCGGCGGCGAGTATCCGGTCGTCGATGGCGTACAGATGTTGCCGGATCCCGGCTTCGACATGTCGCCCTCGCTTCTGGCGAGCGATAGCCGGCAGCTCATCGATGAATTCGCGAAGCTCGCCGGCGAGCTGGCCGCGGGCGATGCGGAGAGTTACGGCCTCGCGCCGATCGGCGAGCTCGCCGAGGAAGAGATCATCGACGTGCCGGAGATCGCGGCCGCGGGCGACGCTGAAGAAGGATGGGCGGCGCTGCGCGAGGCAGCCGGAGTTCCGGACGATCTGGAGTCGACGTTCGTACCGGACCTTTTTGGCGACGGCGCGATCGTCAACCGCGGCAGCTATGACGCGATCTTCGGCGACAGCGACCCGGAGCTCGCGCCTTTGCTGCCGGATCTGCTCGCGGATCCGGCCGAGGTGTGGTTCGTCCCGTTCGCGACGGAAGAGGGCGTGACGATCGTCAAGCGCTTTTTCGGTGCGTTCGACGTCGACGGCGAGACGGTCTGGCTCTGGGCCGACCAGGCGCCGAGCGGATGGATCGCGAAGGGCGGGGTGGCCACGGCCGACCAGGTCGAGCGGCAGCGAAAAGGCTACCTGGTCTTCTCCAAAGCGCCGCGAAAAGAGAAAGCGGCAAGAAATGCATCGGAAATGGCGTCTGTCGCGGCCGGATCGCTGGCCGCGCCAGAGCGCGCGGAAGTCGGGATTGTGGCTCCATCGAGCGTTTAGGCGGTTTTTAGGCGGGTTCTAACGATGACGACGGGTGTGGGTGTGGCGGGAGAGCGGAAAACGGTCGTTGCGAGCGTCGGCGGGGGTCTGTCGATCGCAGTCGGGCCATGGCAGCTCATTGCCGCCGATCGGAAGCTCGCGGCTGAGTCGCTTGGAGGCGATCCGCCGACCGAGCTCCTCCTTCTTCCTTCGCCCGTGTGGGTCCTCGAGGACGTCACACTCAACACACCGAAGGCCGCGCTCGAGCTGGTCGTCGCGGAGATCGGTGAGCGCGGCATCGACATTCACTGCGACTATCACCATCAGTCGCTCTGCGCCGCAAAGACCGGCATCCAGGCGCCGGCCGCCGGATGGGCTCCTTACTCAGGGTTCAGGATCGATGCACAGGGCCTTTGGGCGACCGGGATCCGGTGGACTGCCACGGCCGACAAGTACCTTCGCAATGGCGAGTACCGCTACTTCTCGCCAGTTGTCTACTTCGAGGACAAGACGCTCACCGTCACCTCGCTCGACTCCTGGGCGCTCACCAACACACCACGGACTAATGACCAGCCGCCACTGACGGCCGCGCTGGCCGCCGCACGTTTCGAATCACGCCGCATCGCGGCATCAATGGGAAAGACGGGAGGGACGATGGAAAAGTGGGTTTCGATTCTCATCAATTTTCTCGACAGCTTGTGGTGCCACAGCGCCGACGAGCTGCTCGGTCACATCGACAAAGCGCGGGCCAAGTTCGTCGAAGTTATGGCGGAAGGCGCGGATCCGGCAGCAGCATCTTCGGATTTCGCGACGAAGCTGCCAAAGGACGCGACGATCCTGCAGGCGCTCATCGCCGGCGGGCTCAAGATCCCGGACGGCGTCGTGCAGCTCGCGGCCGAAAAGCTCGCCGCTGGATCCGAGGACGTGCCGGCGAACCTGCTGACGATCGTCGGGCTGCCGGCAGAAACCAAGCGCCCGGCATTTGCCGCGCACCTGGTCAGCCTCGTGACCGAGCGCGTTCCGCGCAGCGAGCTCGATGCGACGAAAGCCGATCTGGCGGCGGCGCGTGCCAACGACGAGAAGACGAAGGTCGACGCTGTTCTGCTCAAGTTCGCCGATCGCTACAACGTCAGCGAAGAGCCGGAGCTCCGCCGCATCGCCGCATCGAGCCCGGAGAACCTGGCGGCGATCGAGGCGAACCTCTCCAAGCGCCAGCCGATCGTTCAGAAGCCGGCCAGCCGCGAAACCGCGCCACCGGAGCCGAAGCTCGCAGCCTCGCGTGTTGGAGAAGAAGGCAGCGCGGCGCACGAGGCGACCAATCGCATCCTGGCTGAAAAGGGATGGGGCAACGAAAAGTACGCCGAGGCAAACGAGATTCGCAAGGATCGCGAGCGCGGCGGCGCGACGGTCTAACACGAAACACGTGAACTGAAAAATCCGGCGCGGCCGCGCGAAGCGCCACGCCACAACAGACAACGGAGGAAAGCATCATGCCTAACTTTTCAACGGCACTCGAATTCGATCTGTGGAGCACCACACGTGTTCCGACCGCCGTGGGCGGTGTGCCCCGCGGCGTGTTCGTGGACGAAGACGGCAATCCGCAGATCGTCGCCGGCGGCCGCACGCTCGGGATCTCGCGCTTCGGCGACATGACGGCGGCCGACATCGTTCTCAAGCGCGAAGCGTCGATCGGCGTGGAAGGCGAGTTTGCGCTCGTCATCGGCGCGGCCGTCGCCAAGGGAGCCGAGCTCGCAGCGCAGGTGGCGACGGGACGCGGGATCACCGCGGTCTCGACCAACTTCGTCGGCGCGATCGCGCTCGAAGCCGGGGCCGCAAACGGAGATGTGATCCGGGCGCGCCGCGTCAATTACTACAAACCCTGAACGATGAAAAACGGCTGAACCGACACAACAACTAAAACAACGCTCATCTAGGGGCGGAAGGGGTGGTGGGAGATGGGTAAAGTCATTCTTGCAGCTGACAAGTGGAGCGGGCTTCGTGCGCCGGATCCACATCTGACCGCGCTGGCCAACGGCTACCGCAACAAGACGCTCACGGGCCTCAATCGAATCTGCCCGATCGTCTATTCACCGAAGGAAGCGGGGACCTACACGAACTGGGCGCCCTCGCCGTACATCCCGATCGACCGTCTGCGCGTCGGAATGACGACCAAGCGGCTTCGCATCGACGTCAACAACGCCAAGGGCGGCTTCGCGACCGCGCAGTACGAAGTCGAGACGGCGATCACCGATCGCGAGCTCAAGAACGTTCTCGAGGACGATCGCGAGACTTACGTCGAGATGAAGGCCATGCGCGGCGAGGACGTCGTGCAGCTCGGCATGGAAAAGTTCATCGCCGATCGCTGGCAGGATCCGGCGAGCTTCGACGCCGCGTTCTACGAAATCCTCGCCGGCACGAACCTCTGGAACGACCCGGCCTCAGATCCGGCGGCGAAGCTCCGCGTCGTGATCAAGAAGATGCGCCTGGCGCTTCAGACGTTGCGCGCCGACATCGGCGTCTACATGTCCGATGACGTGTACGACGTGTTCACGGAGCACCCCAAGGTGATCACTCGCGCGGTCGGCACCACGGGTGATGATCCGGATGAGACGCGCATCGCGAAGATGCTGCGTGTCGGCGAAGTCGGCACACTCGCCGGTTCGTATTCGGTGACCGTCGACGAGACGGCGCCCGACAACAGCGTGTCGGCCGACCTCTGGTCGAACATCTGCCTGGTCACGCTTGCGGCGCCGGCGAAACCATCGCCGACGACGCCGATTCCCGGCGCCATCGTTCGCACGGACGGCATGCCGGAGTTCGAGGAGTACGTCGATCACACCGTCGCCGGCGGACCTGCAACGGTGAAGGTCGTCAAGGACAACTGGGGCTACGCGGAGATCTCCAAGAAGCGCGTTTACGCGATCCGCCCGCTCGGCTAGCCCATCGCGTGGTGATTCCGAGAGGACGCGGCGCAAAGTCGCGTCCTCAATCGAGTTACCGACGCGCTGTGCAAACGACAAATCGAGGAGAACGAACCACCATGGCTGACAAGAAAAAGATCTACGAAATCATTCACGGGATGCTCGGCATCGACGCCGGCAAGGCGCCGCGTGGCGTCGGCGAAGAGGTCACCGAAGACGAGCTGCGCAAAGCGAAGGTCGATATCGACCGACTCGTGAAGGACGGCATTCTTCGCGATACCGCGCTTCCGCTCGCGCCGGCCGCGGTCTCCGAGCATGTGACCGATCACTTCCTCGAGCTGGCGCAGACGATCGGTCTCGTCACTAACGATGGTGCGAAGTACTCGTTTTGGGAGCAGACCTTCAACGGCCTCGCTGCCCTTCGTGCTGCGGTGACCACGCCATCGCTCAAGACCGCGATCGCCGAATTCGTGGCGCAGAAGAACGCGGCGATCGCCGAACTCACCAAGCAGTTGCCGAAGGAGTAACGGGGAACGCTCGCCGCCATGCCATCCGCCTACGACATTCTTCCGCAGGACATTCTGCAGAGACTCGACAGCGAACAGCTGACGAGGATCACCGTTCCTGCGCCTCCGTATACGGGCGGTCCTGACTGGGCCGTCGCTGATGCGAAGAGAGCCGAAGCGGAGGCGGACATCCACATGGCGGCGAGCGCCTATTACGTGACGCCGATCGTCGCCCGCGATGGTGCGACTGAGCTCGAAGCGGCGGAGCTCAAGAGCTTCATCGTCGGCAAAGTCCTGGACCTGTGGATGTACAAGCTCCTGCAACTGCGGCCGCAGATCCTCAACGCCGGCGATCGATCGACTTACTACGCGAGCGTGAAAAAGACGCTCGACACGTGGATGACGTTTCTCGCCGGCGATTCCAAAACGCGGCAGACCCTCGGCGTCGCGAAGCCGCGCGAGCTCGCGATCACCTCGGGCGCCGAAGCGTGGGCCGAAAGCGATGATCCGCGCGTCGATCGGGACAGTCTCGGAGCGTTCATCTGATGGCCAGCGGACTTTCAGTCACCGGCATCGATCGTCTCGAAACCGCGATGACGACGGCGATCGCGCGCGGCCAGGACCTCACTCCGGTCTGGCTCGACTTCGGCGAAGAGATGATTCTCCAGACGCAGCTCCGCGCCGCGGCTGGCATTGCTCCGGATGGATCCCCCTGGCCGGTCTCGGCACGCGCCGCCGGCATGAGCAGTGGCCAGACGCTCGAGAAAAGTGGGAAGCTCATTGCGTCGGCATCGTATGAGTACACCGATCGCGACTTCCTCCTCTTCTCGGACAGCATCTATGCGGCCGTGCACCAGGAAGGCAAGACGATCTATCCGAAGCCTGGCCACAAGGCGCTCGCGATTCCGATGAGCCAGGAAGTCGCCGACAGCTACCAGGCCGGCGTCTCGATCCGCGATCAGTATCCGGACGCGTTTCTGCTGCACAGCGAAGCGGGGAATGCCTTCATCGTTCGGCGCCGCGGCCGCCGCATTGCGCACACGAGCTCAATGCTCGGCGAGCTGGAGTTTCTGTTCATGCTCGTCGCGTCGACCACGGAGAAAAAACGCGTGTGGCTCGACTACGCGCGTTCGGACATCGTTTGGTTCGAAGGCCGCGTGGTCAGGCATTACGAGCTGTTCTCTTCCGGAGGGGACGCGTGACGTCATGGCCTTCGCGTTCCTTCACATTTTTCTCGTCGCCGCGGCGACGCTGCCACCGCCTGTCTATGTCGACGAGGCCGCGGTCCGCTGGGAGTGTTGGGAGGATCAGGAAATGCTGCTGAATAAAGATCTGCGCGAGGAGTACAACACGCTCTTCCGTTCGTGCCTCGCCGATGAAAATCGGAAGCGTGAGATCGAGGTGATCATCACGCGGATTATGAAAAACCGCGCGCGCTACGAGAAGGTCGAAGCGCGCACGCGCGTGCCGTGGTTTGTCATCGGCGTGATCCACAACATGGAGGGAGGCGGCGATTTCACCAGGCACCTCCACAATGGAAATCCTCTTACGGCGCGCACGTTCGAAGAGCCGAAGAACCGGCCGGTTGCTGGTCATCCGCCGTTCACCTGGGAAGACAGCGCGGTTGACGCGCTGCTGTTCGAAGCGTTCGACAAATGGCCGGAGTGGAATACCGTCGCCGGCGTTCTCTTCAAGATCGAGCTTTACAACGGTCTCGGATCGCGCAATCACGGCGTGCACACGCCCTACCTGTGGTGCGGATCGTTTTTCGACGCGAACAACGACGGTCAGCGCCAGGCGAGCGAGCTGCCGATCTACCTCGGCGGCAAGTATGTGAAAGATCACGTCTGGGATCCGAAGGCGCGATCGCAGCAGATCGGCGCGGCCGTGCTCCTGCGGCGGATGCTCGATCAGGGTCTCATCGAGCTGCCAAGCAGCAGCCAATTGGCTGCCGATCAGCCGCCGATCGGAGGCTCGAAGTGACGAAGCCGGTTGCTCCTGATCGTGTGCAGAAAGTTCCCGGTTGCAATCGGCGTCGTCGTCACCGTCAGACCTCGCACAATAACGGCACGCATTGCCTGGGAAGCTCTAACAGCAAGCCAATCCAGTTGGCGCGTCGTGAGCGTTTGCTGTTTGCGTCGCAGCTGAGCGGCTTTGATCGCTTTGCGTCGAGGCGAGTTGCTCACGGTGCAATTCCCATCCTGATCAGCGCCTCGGCATCGTCACCATTATCAAGAATCTCGTCGAGATACTCCGCATCGAGTTCGATGTCGCGGAAGACCAGTGTGAGCGCAGCGCTAGCGCCTTCGCAGGCGTTCTTTAAAGCGATCGACTGCACCTGCATGTTCAGCACTAATTCCTCGAAGGCGAGCAATCGCTGCTCATTGAGGAAACGCATGCCGTCCGTGATTTCCATCCGCGGCAATTATACGGAGTCCGCGCGTGCCTGAGCTCAGCCTCTCGCAGTTCTTCCTGGTCGACGCGCCGGCGCGCGTGCGCGCGTTCGTCGACGAAGCGCGGTTGCCGCTCATCACCACGGCCGACTCGCTGCACGACGCGATGAACGCGACGGCGATCACGCTGCCGGGCATGTTCGGGATCCACGCGCGGATGCCGAACATGCCTGTCGAGGGAAGGCGCCGCATCACCGCCGGCAGCCGGAAGAAGGTCTTCAAGTTCCAGCCTGTCTTCGCGATCGTCACCGAAAGCTACGCGTCGACGACCGAGGACGGCCGCGTCGGCGGATGGGACCTCGGCGAGGAGCTCTGCGACATCTTCGACGGATGGCGCGCGCCGGGAATGATCTCGCCCTTCGACGTCATCGATTTCGCTTTCGTGACGCGCAGCTTCGACGTTGTGCGCGTCCAGCATCAGATCGTGCTCGAGGCGCGGACCGAGAAGTTCACAACGCCGCCGCGGTAATACATCAACGACCTTTAACTGGAGGAGCACATGAGCGACAACGAAACGACCAACAACCCCACAGCGAATGCAGGATCGATCGACGTGGGTGCAGCTGCTGGCGCCCCGATCACGATCGGAGCATCCGCGCCGTCATCTGCTGCGCCGGCGGCCGCGGAAGAGGAGAACGTGTTTCTTTTCTATACCGATGAGGAAGGCAATTCCGGTCCGGGGCAGTTCGTCATGCACGGCCCGAATCTTTTCTTCAGCCGCGGAACGCTCACCGGGCCGGTCACGACGACGGTCGCCGGCATCGTCACCGGCCGTAAGAAGCCGCCGGTGATTCGCGTCGCGTCGGCCGACGAGATCAAAGCGCTGCAGCCGAAAGAGGAGAAGGTCGCCGATGCCGCGGCCGCGGAAAAAAGCGGCGGTGATGACGGCGCGAACACGACGTCGACGTCGTCGGATGGAAAGAGCGCAAGCACCGGCAGCGGAACGACGGGACCGGCCGATACCAAACCGGGCGCGTCGCCGGCGACCGAGCGCAAACCCAAATCGGGAACGAAGCTGACGACGGGATAACAAACAGGTTCACAAACAAACAGACCTGGCGGTCGCTACGCGCGGCTGGTGGGAGTGAGGCGAGGGAGGCCAGACATGATTCTTACCGAAGACGTACAAGTGCAGTTCTTCCGGCAGACCGCGGTCGGCGCTGACCCGGCAACCCCGAACGGCATCCTCGTTCCGCGTGGATCCGACTTCGATCTTCCGTACATGCAGAAGCTGATCCCCAATGAGCAGGTTCAGGCGGACGGCATTCAGCGCCAGTCGGGCAAGGGCAACAAGACGGCCGAGGGTGGCGGCGGAAAGCTCGTGCCGAATCTCAACTTCGTGCCGTATCCGATCAAACAGTGGTGTGGCCAGAACGCGATTACGGGCACCGGCCCGTACACCCACATCGCCAGGCCGAACCGGACGACGCTGTACTACCTGTACGAGCTCGGCCTGATCCCGCTCTCGCTCTTCTACAAGCTCTACGATCAGGTCACGAACGAACTGCACTTCCAGCTGCAGACCGAAGGGCTCTTCACGTTGACCCAGAAGCTCGTCGGATCCGGCGCGGCCGTGATGGCTGGCGCGGCGAGCCTCGATGTGACGCCGACCGAGATCGTGGGAGCGGCCGTCGACATGACCGGGCTCACCATCCTCGAAAACGCGGTCGACGGTGGCGACACTGTTTCGCTGTCGATCGACTGCGTGACGAACGCCGTGCAGAAGAGGCCCACGGGTCAGGGTGGCGTCGCAAAGGAGATCAAGCAGGGCGGCAAAAAGGTCAGCGGCAAGGTGAAGTTCTGGTTCGAGAGTGACGCCCGCTGGGCGCGCGTCCGCACCGGCACGCTGACCACGCTCAAGGGTACGGTCATCGACGTCGACGGCAACTCGATGGAAGCGTACATGCCGGAGGTCGAGCTGGAGTCGACCGGGCCGAAGATCACCGACAACGACGGCGTGACGCAGGAGTTCACCTACAACGCCATCCGCAAGACGAACCTGGTCGACACGCCGATCCGGTTCACGACCGTCTGCACGACCGCCACCGTCGACTAATCCAGAAAAGGGAGCATTTCGCACATGAGCAAAGTTCGCACGTTTCGCAAGCCTGGCGTCGCCGTCGCGGATGATCATCCGGACGGCGGCACGATCCACATCTATCCGATGGGCGCGGCCGACGTCGGCGCGTTTCAGGATGCGCTCAACGCGCTCCGTTATGAACATAACGACGACGGATCGCTCAAGCTTGTCGACGGGAAGCCCGTCGAGATCGAGCTTTCGATCGAGCGTTCAACGAAGGAACGTATCGCGATGACACGGAAGCGGTGCGTGGCGAAGATCACGAACGTCGTCGACGCCGATGACATGTTCGACAACGACGGAAACCTCAAGCTCATCGAGCTCACCACGGACGAGGCGATCGATGCGTTCCTCGGCGAGACGTCGATGCACGAGGTGGAGGTCGAGGTCAAGGTCACCAAGTGGGTCGAGCGCGAAGTCAGGACCGAGAACTTCGTGCCTGATCCTGCCGGCGGTGAGCCGACGCGCATCGTTGAGTCGCGTATGACGATGGTGGAGGAACCGGTGATCGACGCCAACGGCAAGCAACTCGTCGAGAAGCGGATGGTGCCTGCGAATCAGCGCATGTTCGAGTACGCATTCGATCGCGCGCGGAAGCTGGTGTCGTCGTCGGAGGCGGAAGTAAAAAACTCCTCGCCCACGCCGGCCGCGTCTTCGGTCTGACGAGCGGATCCGCAAAGTCGCGCGTCGCTGAAAGCAAGCGGCGCGCGGCGGAGTGGAAGCGCACGGGAAAACTGCCGCCGCCGGCGACGTCGGCCGAAGCCGGAGGTCCTGACAGTTTTCTGTGGCCGCAGAACGGGAAGGCGTGGGCCATCTGTCTCGACATGCTCTCCCAGATCGAGGTCGCGGGGATGGGCGGGATCGTCGGCTTCAAGTACGGCCGCGAGCTTGATCGAGTGATGCAAGCGAACGACGTCGACGAGGAGGAAGAGGTCGACGTCTTTCGCAAGCTGCAGGCGTTTGAACGGTGGTGGGTCGGCCACGTCAACGAACGGATGAAAGAGGCAACGAAGAAGAAGTAAGGGGATGGGCGGGCGGGATGAGTGAGCACGTAGTAGTCGCGCGGCTGCAGTACGACGACTCCGGTTTCGTGACCGGAGTGACGCGCGACGTCGAGCTCACGCGGCAGATGAATGCCGCGATGAAGGACGGCGCGCCGTCCATCCAGGAACTTGCAAAATCGATCCAGGCGCTCGCCGACAAAGAGAAATCCCAGGCCGACGCCGCGACAGCGGCCGCAAAAGCGCAGACCGCTCAGATTAACACCACCAAGACGCAGTCGCAGGCTAACGCCGCGGCGTCGAATGCCGCGGCGGCCGCCGCGCGAGCGACGACCGCGCAGGCCACAGCCGCAACTGCCGGCGCGACCGCGCAGGCGCGGCTGGCCACAGCTCAGAACCAGCAGGCCGCCGCGGCCGCGGTCGCAGCGCGCGCCAACGCGCAGCTGCAGGCGACGATGAATCAGATCGCCGCCAATTCCGAGCAGGCAGTCGCCGGCATCAATTCCATCTCCTCGAGTCTCGAATCGGCCACGGGGCTGGTCAAGGCCTTCTTCAGCGCGTGGGTCGTGCGGGAGATTTGGGACGAAACGAAGAAGCTGGTGATGGAGGGAGTGAACTTCAACTCCGAGCTCGATCAGACGCGCATCGGCTCGGCCGCCATCATCACCACGTTCGGCAAGATCTACGACGCGCAGGGACACCTGCTCTCCGGCGTAAACGCCTTCAACGCTGCACAAAAGATTGGCGCCGATCTCACCGATCAAATCAAGGTCAAGACTCTCGAAACGACGCTTCTGTTTTCGCAGATGCAGGATGCCACGCGTCGCTCACTCGCCTACGAGGTGCAATACCTCACGGATGCGAAGGGTGTCGTCGCCAGCAACAAGGACCTGGCTAACTTCACCGCGTCGTTTGCGCAAGGCGCTGTCACGTTCGGGATGGCGCCGGACGAGATTCCAAACAACCTTCGCGCGCTCCTCACTGGCCGCGCAGATCCGAGACACGCGCGGTTTGCCGCCGCATTGCTCTCCGAGTTCGGTACGAACGATCAGGCGCGCGAGCAGATGGAAATCTGGCGTCAGCAGGGAGTCCTGATCCAGGAGTTGCAGAAGAGACTCGAAGCGTTCGCGACCGCCGGCAAGGCGTCGATGAACACCTATACCGGCGCACTGTCCAATCTCCACGACGCCTGGCAGCAGCTCCTGGGCGAGGGTACGACGGGTGCGACGAAAGAGCTGACCACCGACATCCTCACTCTGCGCGACTCCATCGTATCGGTCGACAAGTGGGGAAAGGCAACCTTTAATCCAGAGCTGCTCAAAGCAATCAAAGACACCGCCGATCTGATCGCGAAAGGCGCTACGTTCGTCGTCAAAATCGTAAAAGAAGTAACCGAACCGGGCGGCGTGGTGGACACCGTTCAGGCTTGGCGCGAGCAAAACTCGCGATCCATCGCTGGCCCGGTTGATCAATTGGGTGGGGGGATTCAGAAGGGCCTGGTTGACCAGTTCGGCGCGGATCCGATCCAGACCAAGTTCCTCGACTCCAAAGCGAAGCCTGCCGGCTTCTATATCGGACTGGCGTGGGATCGATTCGTTAAGTGGCGCGAAGATCAAGCCGGCCCGGCACCAAAGGATTACTTCAACGGCATCACGGTCATCGATCCGAGCTCGTTGGCGCGGCAATCGCGCGAGTACAAAGTCCCGATCGGCCCAGGCGTCGATCCGAAAGGCAAGGTGACCTTCGACGCACAGGGGTTCACCCTGATCGGGGGAAAGCCCAAAACCGACGAAGAGGACACTGGCGCCGAGAACAAGCTCGCCGATTTTCAGAAGTTCATGGAGCCGTTTCACGTCGGCGCCGCGGGAGGCACGGATAACGACCCGCTGGCGAAAGCGCTGCAGCAGATCACGGTCGAGCGGCTGCAGGCGATCGACCATTACAAAAAGGCGCACAAGGCGCTGGCTGACGCGAACGAAGATTGGAAGCGCGATCTTCACGACATCAACGCCACCTTCACCAATCGCGAGAACGACGCGGTCTCGAAGTACCTCGCGGACTTCGTGAGTGCTCGCGAGAAACTCAGCGCGAAATACGCGCCGGCCAAGCAGGGCGACTACGAAGCGCAGAACGTCGACGCCAGGCAGAGCGCGCTCGGAGAGATCGACGAGGTCAAACGCAAGTTCCCCGGCATCGCCGCGGAATGGACCTCGCTCGAGAATCAGATCACCGACTTCTATAAGAAGAAGCTCGTCGACGACGCGGATGCCAGCCTGGCGAAGATCAACGACAAGACGCTCTCCGCGGTCAAGCGCACGGTGGAGATCGAAGAGCAGATCCGGATCGACGCGAACACCGAGACGGAGAACCGGCGCATCGAGCAGATCACCAACTCCGTCGATCGCGAGCTCGCCACGCGGATTGCCGCGAATGACCGGTGGGCGGCCGAGGAAGACAAGCGCGCGCAGATCGAGCTTGCCGGCGACGAAATGAAGACGCTTCGCGAGGCGCGCCAGGCGGTGATCGAACAGGCGCGGATTCAGAAGAACCGAGCTGCCGAGGACGCGGCGTTTCACGCGCGCCAGGCGATGATCGCCGGCACCGACGATTGGCTCAACAACCTCGAAAAGCGCCGCGACGAGGTGATTCCGAAGATCGGGGTTACGCTGCAGGACACGGTCATCGGTGCGCTCGAAGCGACGCAGTCGGCCATCGACAAATACTTCGCGAGTATCGCTGACGGCAACGCGGACCTGGGCGCCAGCGCCGACGCCCTGGTGCACGACCTCGGACAGAAGTGGTCCAAGGTCTTTGCTGATGCGCTCAGCGCTCCGCTCCACGGCGGATCGATTCTCGATTCGTTCAAACAGATCGAGCAGACGTTCGAGACCGGCGGGACGATGGACAAGCTGCTCGCCGGCGCCGGCATCGGGTCCTTCATCGGCGGCTTCTTCGGTCCCGGAAATAAGGCGCAAGCCGGCGGCGCGATCGGCGGCCTCGCGGGCACGGCGATCGGCTCGATCTGGGGTCCGATCGGCGCCGAGATTGGCGCAGCGATTGGCGGCGCGATCGGATCGGCAATCGGCGCGACGATGAAGACGTCGGACCACATCTCGATTTCGATGCGTGGTGTGACGCTCGACAATCTCCGCAGCCCGTTCACCTCGACGTACAAAGACAACGAGACGACGCAGAACTTCGGTACCGGATCGCTCGACCTCGAGGAGAAAGGCATCTCCGCCGCGGCGCGTGAGGAGGTCATCGCCCAGGTTCACCGCAAAGCCGAAGAGACGATGAAGAGCTGGCAGCAGATCGTCGACCTTTTCCCGGAAGATGTGAAAGCGAAGCTCGCCAACTTCCACCCGACCCTCGACATCACCGGAGGCACCGGCGAGACCGGCAACATCACCGACGAGGGCGCGCTCGGATCGCTCAACGATTTTCTGTCCAACAAGCTGCCGAAGGCAACGTTCGCCGCCTATGAGCCGGCACTCAGGGCCGGCCTTTCGGCGATGGGTGAAGGCCAGAAACGAGTCGAACAGATCATGGCGTACTGGGGCACGATGCAGGGCACCGAGCTCCACGACGCGGTGCTCAGCTATGTGACCGCGCTGACCTCGTTTGTAAAGATCAAGCAGACGATCGGCGATTTTGGCAACGCCACCGATCTGATCGCCGGATCCGCGCAGCGTCAGGCGGAGGTCGAAGGCAATGCGACAGCGCTCAGCCATGTCCAGGACCTGAAGGCGGAGATCGCCGGCGTCGTCGCCTCGCTTCCGAAGCTGAGTGATATCGCCGATCAGCAGGCGGCGATGGAGAAGCTCAACAGCCTCTCGGGCGACTTCTTCTCCGGCCTGGTCGCCGGCTTCGAGAAGATCAATGAGAAAGAGAAGGCGACGTTTGCCTCCCTCGACTCATTCGACGAGCAGGTCCAACTCGCCGGCATGGGCGACCAGGACAAGCTCAACTACTTCTACAAACGGATGGGCGATCTGGAGAACCAGCTGCAGACGACTAAGGATCCGGAGCGCATCTCGGATCTGGTCTCCCAGATCGAGCAATACGGGCAGCAAGCGCTCGGCCTGGCGCCCAACAGCGCCGCCAACCGCGACGAGCTGGCAAAGATCAGCGCCGAGGTGCGTGCACTGGCCGGCAACGATTACAACAAAGCGCGGGATGAGCTGGTACAAGAGCAGAAGTCGGCGTTTGCGCTACTCGAGAGCGCATCACAGAATCTGCTCAAGGCCTCGAATGACCTCATGGGCCGCGGCGCCGGCAGCGGCCGCGGAACGCCGCCGGGCCCGGATACAGGGGACGTGGACGGCGTCGGCGGAGGCAAGCCCGTCGATCCCAAACCGGTGGATCCCATCGTCGGTCCGCAGTCGATCCACGACGCGTTCCGTCTGGCGCTCGACGACAAGCCGATCGCGATCGCGACGACTTCGGGCGTCGCCATGATCGTCGACTCGATCGACAGCCTGGCCAAAGGCCTCGGCGTCGACGAGATGAACGTACACGCGTTTGGCGTCTCGCCGGCGATCCTCGATCCCACGGCGGACATGGTCAGCATGTATCGCGAGCAGATGGATGCGATCGTCGCGCAGTTGGCCAGCATGCCCGCGGCCGCGAGTTCCTCGAGTACGGCCGATCGCAGCGCCGAGATCGTCGCGGCGATCAAAGATCTGGCCGAGGAGATGCGCCGCACTCGATCGGCAATCGTCAGCCGCGCGCTCACCATCGAGGGCGACGGCGCCGCGTTCCTCCGTTCGGTGGGCTTCACTCTCCAGGAGAGCATCTTCCAGACGCTCAAAGATCACCCGGAAGTGGCGGTGCACCTTTTCGACATCGGCAGGTAAAACGACTATGGATCCGCTCGTCACAGCTCGCTACCTAGACCGCCGCCAGTCGGCGGCGTATCTGATTACGATCAGCGCGACACCCACGCGCCGCTACACGAACTATCCAGGCGGCCTCACCGTGAGCGGTCAGGTGTATCTGTATCGCCCGTTCGCGCTCTCGAACGTGACCGAGACCTCGGACGGGGCGGCCGTTCGCATCACGGTGACGTTCGACAACGTCGACAACCTCTTCAACGACCTGGTCAATGACCCCGCGCAGCGTCGCAAGGACATCGTCGTATCGAAGGTGCACTTCAACGCCGACTTCACGCTCGCCGGCACCGAGCCGTGGCTGGAAGGATTCACGGCCAAGCCGCGCCTTCTCGGCTCGCGCATGGAGATCACCTGCAGGTCCGACGACGGCCGCGAAGGTCCTTCGCCCGACATCACCTACGGTGAGGTGCTCACTGCGCACTCGGCGCCGGCGTCGAACACGCCGTTTCTGTTCGGAGGTGGCGTGTGATTCGCGGCACGGTGTTTCCGGATATCGCGCCCTCCTCGAGGACACCCGGCCAGGCGTACACGCGTCAGCTCGTGGTTGCCCAAGAGCGCATCGATGCCGCATTCGGTGATCCGCAGATCAACGTCCCGCATCCGTACCTCCAGTACAAGATCAGCTACTTTTCGGACTGCCTGAGCGCTGCCGATCTCGATGCGTTGCGGGACCATTTCGCGCTCAATGCCGCGACCTATTTTTCGTTCCCCTGTTTCTGGTCGAACAGGTCGATTCCGAAGATCAAGGCGGCCGACGTCGTCGCCGGGCAGCTCGTCTACACGTTGCCGGCAAGCCTGGTCGTCACGCCGACGCTCTACGACGGCGCCGGCGCAGTGATCGCCGGGTCGCGCTACACGCTCAATCCCGGCGCCGGCTCCGAGGGCCGCGACAACGTGACCTTCGTCAACTCCGGTGCTCAACCTGCCGGACCGACGTTGTCATTCGCGGCCGTCACCGGCCGCCGCTATTTCACCGCGTTCTACGACATCCAACAATTCCCTGAAGCGTGGGAGGAAGGCGACGTGTGGGTCCTCGGCGCGCCGCTGCAGCTGACCACGTCGGTGACGATCATATGAGCGATCCCCGCCGACGGGCTGTCATTACGACGCCAGACCTTTCCCACAAGGCGCCGACGCTCGACCTTCCGAGTCCGTTCGTGCCTGAGCGCGTCGCGTCGCTGACTCTGCCCGGCGGCGCCGATGATGACAACAAGTTTCTCTACTTTCCGTTTGGCCTGTGCGAGACCGAGGGCAGCATTCGGTACGCGGTCCAATACGGCAACTACCTGTGGATCGTGCGGGCGCTCGCGCTTGGTGAACGCGAGGCGACCATCTACGGTGGCGAACAGGCCGGCGAGTGCGATGGCCTGGTGGGCGTCTACAGCGACACCGGACCATTCGCCAGCGCGGACTTCTCCTATACATGGGTGAGCGGATCGCTCTCTCAAACCGTTCACGCGACGCTCGCCGGCGTGATCGCCGCGCTCGGTGGATCGTGGGCCGAGACGCTCGTCATCGTCGACAAGACGGGCAAGCGGCGCGCGATTTGTCACTCGATCGAGTGCTGGTCCAATGTGGCCACGCGTTGGGCTAACGGGATTCCAAAGATCAAGTACCGCTTCCGCGGTAGCCGTGTTCTCAACACGACCACGGGTCTTGTGGAGTACACCGCTAACCCGTGGTGGCAGGCCCGCTTCTGGGCTCTCGATCCATCCGGCGGCCGCATGCGGCCGTCGCGCATCAATGAGGCCTCGTTTCAGTCGGCGGCCGCCGCTTCGCCCTCGACGCAATACGAGTCGCACATGCTGCTCAGTGCGAGCGCGCGTGAGTGCCGGAAGATGTTCGGCCTGCTCGGTGACGGTTGGCTCGTATTCGCCGGTGGCAATCAGCTGACCGCGATCGTCGATCGCAACACGGCACCAGTGGCCAGTTACGACGACTCACACTTCGCAGCGGACCAGGACATCGAAGCCGGTCCGGTTGCCGATCCGGATCAGATGGTCAACAGCGTGACCATCGAATACACCGACACCACCGATCCGTCCGGAGTGTGGAAAACGAAGTCGTTCCCGCCGTTTCGCACCGCGGGTCTGATCGCCGGTACGGAGACCGAGACGCCGGTTACCTACAAGTTCCCGCAGATCCACGATCCGGCGATCGTCAACCTCAAAGGCACGTATCTTCTCTACAGCTACCAGGCGTATCGCATCAAAGGAAAGTGGCTCGCCAACGCCGGCGGTCCTCGCCTCATGGGCGACGTCGTTACGCAGGCGCTTCCTGCGCTCGGGATCTCCGACAACTTCCGCGTGATGTTCCGCGACAAGGCGCCGAACGGCACCTATCCCGTGGAGCTCGAGCTGATCGACGCGCGCAAGTGGGCCGGAGGTGCGTTGACCGCGCCGGCGAAAGTCGGATCAACGCTTTCGGATCCCTACGCAACGCCACCCACGCCGCCGCCGGTGACGCTCGCCCAGGAAGGATTCAACATCCGAGTCACGCTCGGCACACTCGCCCCGCCGTATGACTGGTACGGCGGCCAGATCATCACAGTTCAACAATCGGGCGGCTTCGCTGAGTACGAGCTCGGCCGCCCTGCGTCAGGCGATCTACTAATCAAGGGAGTGACCATGGGAGCTACATACACGGTTCGATCGAAGGTTGTGAGTGTTCTTTTTCCGCTGTTGGTGGGACTGGCTTCGACGGCCACGCTTACGCCGGTGATGGCGCAAATTCCGCCGGACGTGGCGGCCACGCCGTCCGTCTCTTACGTGTCGGCGTCGTTGCCGAATGGGGCGGCGTCGATCGTTTTTTCAAAGCCGTTTCTGCTCTCGTCGACGTTGTACGGATCCGGTTCACTGACGCCGACGAATCTTCATTCCTACGACGGAACGAAGGTCAACGACGGAGGCCTGTCGGGCACCTGCTTCGACTGGAATCTCGCCGGCGCTTCAAGGATCGCCATCAACGTCGGCCCTGGGAAAACGATCAGCTACGTCTGGATTTACACCTCAGCGTTCGCGGCCGACCCGATCATCGAGACCTCAAATGATGGGGTGACGTGGTCAGGCGGGTTCGCGAGCAATCCTGTCGGCTATGTGGCCGACGTCGGCGGTGGCGTTTCGTTGCGCATCTACCAGGCGCCAGGCGGAGCGCATCCGTGGATCGCCGTCACGAAAGCCTCGACGCTCGCCGAGGCGACGACATTCACGGAAGTGTGGCCGCGCGAAACGACGACAACGCAAGCGACCGCCAACGAGATTGCCCGTTACAACGTGTACGGCTTCAGCCCTCCGGGCCCTGGACCTCTGACCGTTTACGATGCGCGTCATTTCTATGGCTCCATCAGCTTCGGCCAGGAGCCAACGGCTGCAGCTCCGTTCGACGTGAACGCGGTAGCATTTCATAACCCCTCCGCGTGGCCGCTGGCGTTTGCTCTCTCCGGACAAAGCAAGTACCTGGCGGTGTACGTCACCGCTGTTTCACCGTCTGGCGTTGAGAGTCCTGGCTTGATCGCGGTGACTGGAGGTTTTTTCGCTTTTGCGAACACCCCGATTCCTATCGATCAGATTACGACGCAGGGCGCTGACATTGCATCGGCCGCAACCACAGACATCGGGGCATCGAGCGGATGGGAAGTGAACGTCACCGGCACCACGACAATCACCAGCCTCGGAACAAAGACGGCGGGCGTTATGCGGCACGTCACGTTTGCCGGCGCATTGACCCTCACCCATAACGCCACTTCACTCATCCTTCCCGGATCCGCAAACATCATCACGGCTGCTGGCGACACAGCTGTCTTCGAGTCGCTCGGATCGGGGAACTGGAAGTGCTTCTCTTACACCCGTGCGGCCACGGCGCCGTGGTCCCTGCCCACGATCGCCCAACCGGTCGGGATCGGCGTCGTTCCGGACTCTGCGTCCGGCATGGTCCTCGACGTTGGGCTGGATTCGAACGGCGTCAAGATCCTACGGATGAAAAATCCCAACGCTGGAAATGCAGCAGCGGCCCAAGTGCGGACCGAGAGCGACACGGTAGTCGTGTCTCAGATCGCGCACAGCTCTACAAGGGCCGTCACGCGGGATGGACAGTCCTTGGCGGGGTGGGCTGAATTATTCGCCTCCGCGGCGAACGGCCTCAAGCTCTCCACAGCTTCCGGCGCTCCGATCGGTCTTAACCGTCTCGTCGGTATGGGCACTGCCCCCACCGCCGCGGTCATCGCCGGCGGCGGTACTGGCGCCACTGCCACCGTGGACACCGGTAGCACTGATCTCGCCGGTACGATCACGATCACGGCCGGCACGACGCCGCCCGCATTCGTCACGATTCGTCTTACGTTTTCGGCGGCGCTGGGCGCGAACCCGGCGACGGTTCTCATCACAGCCAAAGATGGCTCCGGTCAGTGGGATCGAGTCGTAGCCAAGCTCGTCAACTCCACCCCAACAACCTCGAAATTCGAGGTCAACCTCGACAACAACGCCGTGAACCTTCTGGTGTCCGCGACCTACCAGATCCAGTATCTTGTCATCGGGAAATGATCGAGTGTTATTCGCAATGCCAACTTTCGCGTCAATTCCGGCCAACTTTCGCGTCAGCGCACACCTTGCCAGAGCACAGCCAG